TTCGACCAGGGACAATTACCCCCCTGATTTCCACTCTCCTTGATGATGGCACTTCTTTAAGTCGAAGGTCCGAGGTACACACCTCGGGCTCAAACCTGCCTTTCAGGCGGCGCGCCCGGGCCCCTCTCGGGGTGACCGATTAAGACTTCGTCTTCATCAAGTATAGAGTAAAGCCATTGATTCTGGCAACCTATTCCGATTCCCTACGATTGTTCTCCCAGTTACAACTAGCCGCCGCATCACAGAATAGATAGGGGAAGATTATCTACACCTGTGAGAAGGCAGATAGGGGGAGGATAGCTGTTTGGGGGGACCGTTCCAACTTCTACTATGCGAGGGCATATAGTGAGGAACGGGTGGCAGTCATACCACAAGGTATTGTGCACAGAGAAGACTCTATGATCGTCTTGTATCCGCTCGTATACAAAACGTGGCCAAACAAAGGCCCACTTCATACCTTTCCACTCAAACCAGCGTTTAAGCGAGTGACTACTTATTTTTTCCTTCTTAGTACTGGAATACTGTTTTCTGTCAAGTTTCCTGACCAAAGGTTTGACCCTTCGACCAGTCCACTCTTGGACCAACTTCCGTTGTGCCCTGGCGGCAGCAACGGAAATGGCAGGGAAAAAACAAGGTCTAGGGACCTTACCGACCACGACCGGCAAGCTCCTGTCGACACCAGACTCGAGTACGGGAGCCCCACCTATTAAGCAGGCACTCCGAAACCAACGCTTTCGGACGAGTTCCTTACGTAGCCAAGGGGTCAAGCAGCCAAGACTACTCAACGTGCCTTTCAAAGACACCTCGTGGCGCATTCGAACAATCACTTCCAACAAGTGAAACTTCGAAAACCCGACAAGCCCTTCAACTATTTCAGAAAGCAATCCAGCGGGTTCACTCCTGGAAGGTCTAAGAAAACCCAGAGTTGCTTTAGCGACAACACGGCCGCTTGAGGAGTCGAATGACTGGCTGTTTAAGTCCAACCATCTCCTACTACACTCTGTTTTTTCTTGGTTGACGACGAGACCGTACTCCGCCGTGATCCCGCACCAACTCTCAAAAAAGTCGGTATCACCAGCGAACATACAATCGTCACCGTTAAACCTCCCATAGCGAATCTCTTTTCTTTCAGGGTCGCGAACATCGCAAGCAATGTCCCAACACGACTTGTTTAGCAGGCACAATAATGGGAAACTGACAAGGTTCCCCATCATCGACCCTCTTTTGATAGGTCTTAGCTCACCTATATTGCAACTAGTCGTCTTGTAGCGAATGTCAGAAAAGCTCCCGACAAGAACGCTCCTCCCCTCCTCCGTCAATTCCGGACAATCCTTAATCTCGTCAACTATTGCAGAGACCACAGGAAGGTAGATGTTGTCAGTGGCGGACTTGAAATCCCCGCTGATAAGGAACTCACCCTCCCTGCGATCCCCTGCGATCTTAAGGAAATCCCTCTTCAACACATTCCCACGGACACACC